ATGAACCGCAGACAGCGCAGCAGCAGCCAGAGCTTCAGCCCGATCCCCGCGCCCGAGCGGCCGAGCCGCAAGGTGGAAGCGCTGCTCGACCCGCCGACCACGCCCGCCAAGCGGCAGGAGTACAGCCAGGTGGTGTCGAGCGGCATCAAGCCGGACATGCGCCGGCGCAACTCGGTATCGCTGCCGGGCTCGGAATACAACCCGATGATGCGCATGCACCAGAAGGCGCCGCAGCAGCAAGGCGTGCAGCAGCCGGATTACCACTACCACATCACCCATCCGGACAATTTCCTCGGCATCGTCGAGCACGGCGGCCTGATGCCGCGCGGCTTCCTGCCCAGCGAGCCGTCCGGGCTCGACAAGCAGACCGGCCGCGACAAGGTGCCGAACACGGTGCTCAAGCGCTTCGAGCACTTCAAGACGCAACAGCGGGAAATGCTCAAGGAAAAACCGTTCGGCCTGGATTTCCCGCAGGAACTCAGGCAACCGCACATGAAGTCCGAGCTGGAGGCGCTGCATACCGACCTGAAGGAGGGGACCAACCAGGAAAACCTCTACATGGGCCGCAACGAGCATTCGCCCAAGACCTATATGGACGGTTTCACCGAATCGGGCGCCGTGCTGTTCCGCACCCGGGCCAATCCGGATCCCGACGTGAATGGCTTCATCAAGGACTCGCAGGGCCGCAAGAACGACATGCGTTCGCGCGGGCTGATCATTCCGTCGTCCCATCTCGAATACGCCAATGTCTCGCCGGAGATGGCCCGCACGCTGATGGACAAGGAGCAGTCCAAGTTCGAGGAACTGGACTGGCAGGCCATGCCGCAACCGACGCCGCCCGACCCGCAAACCGATCGCATGATCACCGACTTCATGCTGAAGCTGCCCTTGCCCAAGATTCCGAAGAAATTCAAGAAGCTGTGAGCGATCGCCGCGCCGCGGGATCCGACCGTCGCGCTTGACCCGCGGCGGTGCGCGGCCTGACACTGCGGCGCTTTCGCCGCCTGCCGACGGTGCAGCATCACGCAGCACAGCCCATGACCCCAGCTTCCGCCTCCCCGTCTTCCGCCCCGGTCAATCCGCGCCGCATCTGCCTGGCGCCCATGCTCGATCGGACGCACCGCTAAATAGAACATCAATTAATCAAGACGTTAAGAATCATCACCAAGGACGTGTAGCAAATTCGAATGCACCAAAGGTGCGCAACTGCCGCCCGATTGGTCATGAACATGTCGAGCCCGCCCAACATGGCGGGCTTTTCCATTTGCAGCAAAGGGGGATGGACGGCGCCATGCCGGCGCCGCAGTGCATGTGCAAGCGCTTGGCTGCATGAAAGTGCAAGTTTTTCGAGGGCGGTTAGACCGGGCCGCCTACGTGGACTGGCGCGCCTCGTGGGCCGTCATGCACCTGCACGGAAAGCGCCACATCAAGCGGGCAGGCGTGGCGGGGCTACGAGCGCGCGCCGGCGGTGCTGAGGACGCAAAAAAGCCGCCCCGGCTGGGGGGCGGCTTGGCCGGCGGCGGCGGCCGGGACGGCGGGGCGGATCAGGCCCGCGGCAGCCCCTCGCCGCGGTCGCTGTCGTCGTCCAGACGGTAGGGCTCGAACCGGATCACCTCGTCGCCGAACCAGTCGTTCAGCTCCCGCATGCGGTCCTGCAAGGGCTGCAGCTCGTTTCGAGCGAACACGCGCGCGGCCTTCTCGACGTCACCGAACCCGCCCGTGTTGTTGGGCATGATGCCCATCAGCTGGGCAGGCACCCGGTGTGCTGCGAGCTGGTCGTCGCGGGTCACCGATTTGATGCCGAGGAACTCGTCCTTGGCGGCAACCTCGGAGATCGGCAGCAGCTGGATGCCATCCTTCTTGCCGTTCGGCGCGTAGAGCAACAGGTTGCGGAAATTCCCCGGCCCCTTGCTGCGCTTGAGCGCATCGCGCAGGTTGTCGAGGTCCGCTTCCTGTTGCAGCGCATCGGTCATGTAGAGAATGAACCCGGCGTGGCTCCCGTTCAGGTAGTAGCGCCGACGGAACAGCGTGGCGCTCTCATTGAGCCAGGTGCTGTTGTTCGCGCTCAGGTATTCGGGCAGGCCGTACACCTCCTGATTGATGTCGGGTTCGAGCAGGTGAAACACCCGACCCCGCTCGAACTCGTGCTCCTTGCCATCGCCCGTGACGTACCAGTAGGTCTCAAGGTCGGCCCCGCGCCGCGTGTACTTGGCCAGCGGCGGCGCCAGTTCCATCGGCCGGCCCGTCACGCTGCGCCGGTCCTCCATGTAGGCATTGCCGAAGGTGAGGTAATCGAGCACCCAGCGCGAAAACGCCGTCCGGCTCAACAACGGGTGGGGCTTGTAGCAACTCACCAAGATGTTGCGCTTCGCATAGACCGCGCTGCTGTGGTGAACCGCGGCGCGGAACGTGCGAGCCAGGCCGTCCCACGACAGCGGCGGCTCGTACCAGCGCCCCATGTGCAATGGACACTCGAGATAGTCGAGCAGCTGGCGCCGGTCGAGGACCGACTCGGGATCGCCGAAGGTGAAAGCCTCCATGGCCGGCAGCGCCGGCGCTACCGACGCCGCCGGCGTAGTGGTGTGGCCATGGACGCCGTGGCGCGCGGGTCGTTTACTCATCCGATTATCTCCATGATGGTGCGATTCGTTGGGGTCGAGCCCTCGAGCGGCTCGTTGGCCATGGCGTGCATGACTGCCCACGCCACGTCGGCGTGGCTGACCTCTTCGGATCGGCTGGCCTCGAACGTGGCGTGGCGGCCGCTGGCCGTGGTGGTCTTGTGGATGGCCATGAAGGCGGCGGCGACGTCGGTCGCGCCGGCATCGAACTCGAAGCGGCCGTGGCTGATGACGTGCAGGGCTTTGAGCACGAGGCGGGTTTTGACGTCGACCGAGTAGTTGTACGCGGTGACACCGGGGAAAAACTGCTTGACCAACTGGTAGACGCCTTGCCCGATGCCCGTCGTGTCGATGCCGATGTGCGCGACGTTGTAGGTCTCGGTGATGCGCTTGATCTTGTCGGCCTGGGCCTGGAAGTCCAAGCCCTTGAACTGGTGCTTTTCCAGCAGCCGGAACTTGCCGCCCGGCACAGCCGGCGGCGCCAGGACTACCAGCGCGGCGCTATCGCCAGTATGCGCTGGGTCGTAGCCGATCCAGACCGGTTTGTTGCCGAACGGGCGGGCCGCGAAGGGTTTGAAATCTGCCCACACCTCCCAACTGTCGACCATGCAGCGTTGCAGCATGGCCAGCGGAAACACCGACTCGCCGTCGTCGATGAACTGGCATAGGTACAGCTGCGCGAATTCCTCGGCGCTGTTCTCGAAGCGCAGCTCGTCGACGTCGAACAGGTCGCAGCCGCCGGCCTCGGCGTCCAACAGCGTGACGATCTGGCGATATTGGCGGTCTTCACACAGCCGGCCGGCGGCCAGCGCCTGGTGCGACACGTCGAGCGCGATCTGCTCGGCCTTCGAGCGCCCCCGATTGAACAGCTTGCCCGACCAGAACGGATAGGCCTCGTGCGACAGGCTGGACGGCGTCGAGAAGTAGGTCAGCCGCCATTGCTTGTGGCTGGCCATGCCCGCCGCCACCTTGCGCAGCTTCTGGAAGCCCGGAATCCAAAAGTATTCGTCGAGGTACAGGTTGCCCGAGTAGGACTGCGCCGTGCGGAAGTTCGTCCCGAGGAAATGAAGCTTGGCGCCGTTGGGTAACTGGATCGGATCACCGCGCAGCTCGACGCCGATGGTTTGCCGGACGAAGTCGCACAAGTAAGCCCGGAACTGGTGGGCCTGCGCCTTGCTGGCGCTCAAGAAGATCTGGTTGCGGCCCGTGGTCAGCGCGTCGACCACCGCCTCGCGGGCGAAATACCACGTGGCGCCGATCTGCCGGCTTTTCAGGATATTGCGGATGCGATGCTTGCCGGCATCGAACCATGTTCGCTGGTAGGCGAACATCGAATCCATGAACGCCTGGACCAGCTCGTCGCGCTGCTCGTCGCTGATTGGGTTGCGTTCGGCCTGTTTCCGGTCGCCCTTGTTGCGGCTCGCAATCTTCGGGTTCAGGTCGGTTTCATTACCGCCGCTGCGGTAGCGCTGCACGCGCGCCAGGCGCTCGACCTGGCGGCCGAGCAAGTCGATTTCCTTGTAGTCCCCGCCCTCCTTGATCGGCTTCGCAATCAGCTGCTGGATGCGCGCCTCGAGTGCAATCTCGACGCGGTCGATCGGGTCCGTCTCGTCCCAGCTGTCGCGGCGCTTCCAGCTGTGGATAGTGGCCGGCCGCAAGTCGAGGTGCTCGGCGATGCGCTTGATGCGCCAGCCCTGCCAGTACAGCGACCGCGCCAGGCGGCGCGGGTCGACTTCGGGCGGTGCGAGTGCAGGTTCGGGGGTACGTTTGGCGGCCATGCCGGCATGCTGACCGCCCGCGCGAGCCCTGCCACGCAGGGCCATTTGTGCCCCGCCGTGGCACAACCAAACCAAATGGACCGCCCCCGGAGCCCGCCCGAAACTGCCTCCATCGCCACAAGGAGGCCGAGATGTCCGCCAAAACCAAGTTCTTTGCCGTCGCCACCGAAGGCGCCACCACCGACGGCCGCACGATCGATCGCGCCTGGATCGCGGAGATGGCCGCGCAGTACAGCCCCAAGACCTACGGCGCGCGCGTCAATCTCGAACACTACCGCGGCGTGCTGCCCGACGGCCCGTTCAAGGCCTACGGCGACGTGGTCGAAGCCAAGGCGGAAGAAGTCAACGGCAAGCTGACGCTGTTCGTGCGCATCGACCCCACGCCCGAACTGGTCGCCATGAACAAGGCACGCCAGAAGGTCTACACCTCGATCGAGGTCAATCCCAAGTTCGCCGATACCAGCAAGGCGTACCTCGTCGGCTTGGCGGTCACCGACAGCCCCGCCAGCCTGGGTACCGAGATGCTGCAGTTCTGCGCGCAGCACCCCGACGCGAGCCCGCTGGCGTCCCGCAAGCAGCACCCAGACAACCTGTTCACGGCGGCGACCGAAACGGCCATCGAGTTCGAGGACGACGACGCGAACGCCGGCGCCGCGCTGTTCTCCAGTCTGGTCGCCAAGTTCCGTTCCATCGGCAAGCGCGCCGACCGCACCGACGGCCATTTCGCCGAGATCGCCCAAGCCCTCGAAGCGGTGGCCGACCACCTGGCCGACAGCGAAGGCCAGAACAACGAACTGCGCGACCAAGTGGCCCGGCTGGAAGCCCGCCTCGGCGAGACCGAGAAGGCGGCCGCCAACGACCGCCAAGCCTTCACCACCTTCCGCGACAAGCTCGACGGCACGCCGGCCGGCAAGAGCCGCCAGACCGCAACGGGCTCGAGCGGCGGCGCGATCACAGCCGACTACTGACCCGCGTCGCGCCCTCCCCCGTCACGAAAAGGAACCGCCCCTCATGCGCAACGAAACCCGCAAGCTGTACGCCGCCTACCTGGCGCACATCGCCAAGCTCAACGGCGTCGATGACCCGACGACGAAATTCACCGTCGACCCGACGATCCAGCAGCGGCTGGAAACCAAGGTGCAGGAAAGCAGCGACTTCCTGCGCCGGATCAACATCACCCCGGTCACCGAGATCGAAAGCGAAAAGCTCGGCCTCGGCATCGGCGGCCCCGTTGCCAGCCGCACCGACACGACGCAAAACGAGCGGCAGACCACCGACCTGTCCAGCCTCGACGCCCAGCGCTACCGCTGCGAGAAGACCAACTCCGACACCCACATTTCCTACGGCAAGCTGGACATGTGGGCCAAGTTCAAGGATTTCCAGACGCGCATTTCCGGCCTCGTCATCCAGCGTCAGGCGCTCGACCGGATCGCCATCGGCTGGAACGGCGTCTCGGTGGCGGCCAACACCAACCGCGCCGCCAATCCCAAGCTGCAGGACGTCAACAAGGGCTGGCTGCAACACTGCCGCGAACAGGCCCCGGGCCGCGTGCTGAAGGAAGTCCGGGCCGGCTCGGGCAAGATCAAGATCGGCGGCGGCATCCCCGCGGCGGATGGCTATCGCAATCTCGACGCGCTGGTGTACGACATCACCGGCAACCTGATCGACCCGTGGCATCAGGAAGACCCCGAACTGGTGGTGGTCTGTGGCCGGGAACTGCTGCACGACAAGTATTTCCCGATCGTCAACGGCACCGATGATCCATCCGAGAAGCTCGCCGCCGATCTGGTCATTTCGCAGAAGCGCATCGGCGGCCTGCCGGCGGTGCGCGTGCCTTACTTCCCCCCGAACGCGCTGCTGGTGACCCGCCTCGACAACTTGTCGATCTACTGGCAGGAGGGCAGCCGCCGCCGCACCGTGGTCGACAAAGCCAGTCGCGACCGCATCGAAAACTACGAGTCCAGCAACGACGCCTACGTGGTCGAGGACTACGGCCTGGTCGCCCTGGCCGAAAACATCGAGCTGGTGCAGTGATGATCAGCCCCGCCCGAGCCCACGCGATGCGGGCGGCGGCTGCCGCCCAACAGGCGGCGCCGGCCGACACTGCGCGCGCCGATGCCACCGCCTACGAGCTGATGCTGGCCAAGCTGCACGCCGACAAGCGTCGGCTCAAGGCCATCGAAAGCCAAGCCGCCAAGATCGAGTGCAAGCGCAAGCTGCTGCCCGACTACGTCCACTGGATCGACGGCGCGCTACGCGGCACCGGCGCGCAGGACGACGTGCTGATGACGGTCCTCGTGTGGCGCATCGACGCGGGCGACTGGCGGGGCGCCCTCGATATTGCGGCCTATGCGCTCAAGCACGGCCTGCTGTTGCCCGACCAGTACCAACGCAACCTGCCCTGCCTGATCGCCGAGGAAATCGCGGACAACGCGCTGAAGTTCGAGTCCGTGCCGCGCGACGTCCTGATCGAGACCGACCAGATGCTGGCCGGCCACGACATGCCCGACCAAGTCCGGGCGAAGCTGGCCAAGGCCATCGGCTACGCCCTCGTCAAGGAAGCCGGCGACGGCACGGCGGGAACATCGCTGTTCCTGAAGCAGCAGGCGGTTCAAGCGCTGGAACGTGCGAAGCGGCTGCATGACAAGGTCGGCGTCACCAAAGACCTCGAACGGCTCGGCCGCGAGCTGAAGAACTCCGCCCCGCCGGCGCCCCCCGCCGGCACGGGCTGACACCGGGCGTTCCCCGCGCCGGGCGGCAGGGGGGCGGCGACGTGCATCCGCACCGTTCAAAGCCCCCCTCCACCGCCCCCTCCGATTCCTTCGACCTGACCGGACGCCATGCAAACCGCCTTCATCGCCACCCCGACCACGCCGACCGCTGCGCCCGACCCCATCACCAACACGCCCTTTTTCCCGCCGATCGACCTGACGCACGCCCGCGAGGTCCTGCGTCTGGACGGCACCGTCACCCGCATCCGCCTGCGCTCGGCGCTCGTCGAGGCGATGACGCACGCCAACGGCGAGCTGGCGGCCTGGGCTGATGGCCACAAGAGCCAGGGCCGCGCGACGCTGGCCGCCGTACAGGCCGACACCATCGACGGCGAAACCGTCCATGTGCAGCGCTACCGCCGCGGCGTTTACGCCTGGGCACATGCCGAGCTGCTCGACCGCCAGGCCAATGTCGACACCACGCCCGCCGGCCAGCGCCAAGCCGACGCGACCGGCCCGACGGCCGACTCCCTGCGCGCGGATGCCCGCCGCGCCTGGCGCGAAATCCTCGGCCGGTCTGGCTGGACCGTGGAGCTGCTCTAGTGCGCGTGATCGCGCGCCAGGGCGACAGCCTCGACGCCGTTTGCTACCGGCATTACGGCCGATCGGCCGGCGTGCTCGAGGCGGTGCTGGAAGCCAATCCCGGACTCGCCGCGCTGGGCCTGATCCTGCCCGAGGGCACCGCCGTCGAGCTGCCGGAAGTTGCACCACCCGCCACCCAACCGCTCATCCAACTCTGGGAATGAACCAATGGCCGAACCCATCACTGCAACCACCAGCGCCACGCCCGCACTGCTCGGCGTCACGCTGCTGGCGCTGTTCCCCGGCCTCGACGCCGCAACCGTGCTCGGCGCATTCGCCGGCGCCGCAGTGTTCGTGGTCAGCGCTCGCGAGCTGACCCGCTGGCAGCGACTGGCCTACTTCGCCGCGGCCCTGGCCGCCGGCGTGGTGCTCGGCCGTTTCGCCGCCGACCTGCTCACCGGCTGGCTGCCGATGCGCGTCGCCATCCCCGCCGGCGTCGGCGCGCTGCTGTCCTCGGCGGTGGTCATCAAGCTGCTGCTGTGGCTGATCGGCCAGGCCGACAACCCGGCCGGCCTGCTCGCGGAGCTGCTCGACACGATCAAGCAGCGAGGGGGCCGGCCATGACGCTGCTGACCTGCCTCTATGGCCTGTGCTGCGCAGTCATCGCCCTGCGGCTGGCGACATTCGCCCGAGGCGCCGGCGCGCACCGGCCGCGCGCGGCCTGGCTGGCCTACCTGCTCACCGTGGCGGCCGGTTCGGTGCCTATCCGGCTGATGCTGGGCCAACCCGTTGCCGTCGACCTGGCCGGCCTGCTGCTGCATGCCGCCTTGGCCGCCGCCCTACTGGCCGTCCGCGGCAACGTGGTCGACCTATTCCGATCTCCCTGCGCGTCGCATTCCGGCGTGCTGTCCCGTCTCCTGAAAGGTGGTGCCCGATGAGCGTCCTGAAAACCATTGCGAAAACCGTCCTGAAGGCCGCATTGCGGCGGCACGACGTCGGCCTCGACGTGGTCGAGCTGCAAGAGCTGCTCACCATCGCGGGCCACGTCGTCAAGGCCGACGGCCTGTTCGGCGACGCAACCGAGGCGGCGGTTCGCGCCGCGCAAGCCCGGTTCGGCCTGGTGGTCGACGGCCAGGCCGGCCCCAAGACCCTGGCCGCGCTGCGCGCCGGTGACGCCGATCCGCGCCACCTGCGCGAAGCCGACCTCGTCGCCGCGGCCGACAAGCTCGGCGTGCCGCTCGCCACGGTGAAGGCGATCAACGCCGTCGAGAGCAAGGGCGTGGGCTTCCTGCCCGGCGGGCAACCGGTCCTGCTGTTCGAGCGGCCCGTCATGTATCGCCAGCTCAAGGCCGCCGGCCACGACGCCGACGCGCTGGCCGTGCAGTTTCCCAACCTGGTCAGCCGCGAGCGCGGCGGCTACGCCGGCGGCGCGACCGAATGGCACCGCTACCTGTCGGCCTGCCATATCGATCCGGCGTGCGCGATCGAGGCCGCGAGCTGGGGTGCATGGCAGGTGATGGGCTACCACTGGCGCGAACTCGGCTACACATCGGCCGCGGCCTTCCTGGCCGAGATGCAGACCAGCGAACGCGCGCAGCTCGATGCGTTCGTGCGTTTCGTCCTCAACGACGAGACGCTGCTCAAGGCCCTGCGCGCGCGCAAGTGGGCCGAGGTCGCCCGGCTCTACAACGGCCCGGCCTACCGCGACAACGACTACGACGGCAAGCTGGCGCGCGCCTACGCGCGGTTCGACGCGGCCACGGCGGGCAACGATGCTCAAGCCGCAGCAGCTGCGTGAGCACCTGGCCAGGCTCGTGCCTGGCCTGGCCACCGAACCGGACAAGCTGCTCGTGTTCATCAAGAACGGCCGCATCCGCTCGACCGGCGGCGGCTCGTTGTCGTTCGAATACCAGTACACGCTCAATGTCGTCCTGCTCGACTACGCCGGCCACAGCGACGCAGTCTTCGTGCCAATCCTGGCCTGGCTGCGGGCCAATCAACTCGACCTGCTGCAAAACGCAGACCGCCAGGCGCAGGGCTTCAAGTTTGAAGCCGAGCACCTCAACAACAACAGCGCCGACCTGTCGATCGAACTGGCATTGACCGAGCGGGTACTGGTCAAGCAAGTACCGGGCGGCCTCGACGTCCGGCACCCCGACGAGCCGGCCGATCCGCACGCCGGCATTGAGCGCTGGCAGCTCTTCGTCAAAGACGAGCTGCTCGGCGAATGGGACGCCCATCCATGGACGACCTGACCGCGCTCGCCGACTGGTGCGACCAGTTGCTGGCGCGGCTCAGCGCCGGCGAGCGCCGGCAGCTCGCCCGCGAGATCGCCCGCGACCTGCTGCCGGCCAACGCGCGCCGCATCGCGGCCCAGCAGGCACCCGACGGCACGCCGTACACCCCACGCAAGGCCGGCGCGGCCCGCGACCAGCGCGGCCACATCCGCCGCGGCGCCATGTTCGCCAAGCTCCGAACGACGCGCTGGCTACGGGCCGAGGCCACGGCCGAGCGCGCCACGGTCGGTTTCGCCGGCCGCGTCGGCCGCATCGCCCTCGTACATCACGAGGGCCTGCGCGACCGCGTGCGCCCTGGCGGCCCCGAGGCCATCTATCCGGCCCGCCCGCTGCTGGGCCTGGCCGCCGCCGACGTCGAGCGCATCCGTGACACCGTCCTCGCACACCTCGCCGGCCGCTGACCGCACCGCTCGAGTACCGCCGTTTATGGCGGGGCGGGATCTGGCCAGCCTCGCCAAAAGTGGCGATGCGATCCGCTCGCCGTTTTTGGCGAGCCTGCAGGACGACTTTCCGGGTGCCTTTTGTGCCCCGCTCCCACACAACCAGACTCGCATGACCCGCGCAGGCGCGGGCGGCATCCTGCCCGCATGAACGCCAACGCCGAAACCAACCGCCGACTCGAGAGCGTCCTACGTGATGGGACGGTGTTCGCCGTCGACCACGAAACGGCGCGCTGCCGGGTCAAGTCGGGCGGTCTCGAGAGCGAGTGGCTGCCCTGGCTGGCCGCTCGCGCCGGAACGACCACGACCTGGGATCCGCCCACCATCGGGGAACAGGTGCTGGTGTTTGCCGCCAGCGGAGAAGGCGCGACCGGCCTCGTGTTGATGGGCATCTACAGCGACCAGATTCCGCCGCCCGACCGCAGCCCCCACACCCACGTGCGCGCCTACCCGGACGGCGCCCGCATCGCATACGACCACCAGCTCAGCGCGCTGACCGTCACCGGCATCAAGACGGCCCTCGTTGACGCATCCGACAGCATCACCGCTACGGCCGGCAAGTCCATCACAGCCGAGGCCGGCGAAACCGTCATGGTGAAAGCCGGCGTGTCGGTGACCATTGACGCGCCAGACACCCACGTCACCGGCAACCTCACCGTGGACAAGCTGCTCACCTACCTCGGCGGCATGGCCGGCTTCGGTACGCCAGGCAGCGCCGGCGGCAACGTGGCCACGATCCACGGCACGGTGCAGACCGTCGGCGGCGACCTGATCGCCGACGAGATTTCGGTGAAGCAGCACGTCCACATCGAGCAGGGCGACAGCCAGCCCACCAGCCCGGCCCGGAGCGCCTGACCATGGCCGCCTATCTCGGCATGCACGCCAGCACCGGCCGATCCCTGGCCGACGATGACCACATCGCCCAATCCGTCGCCGACATCCTGACCACGCCGGTCGGCTCCCGCCTCATGCGGCGCGAGTACGGCTCGCAGCTGTTCGACCTGATCGACCAGCCGGCCAACGGCGCGACCGCGATCCGCCTCAACGCCGCCGCCGTGATGGCGCTGATGCGCTGGGAACCGCGCATCCGCCTGTCGCGCGTGGCCATCACGCTGGGCAGCCAGGCCGGCGCCGTCGACGTGGCGATCGAGTACAGCCGCCGCGACGGGCTCAGCGCCGGCGAGCCGCGCTCGCTCGCCCTCACCCTGCGAGGCCGCCCGTGACCGTCGTCGACCTGTCCCGCCTGCCCGCCCCCGACTGCGTCGAGCCGCTCGACTACGAGACGATCCTGGCCGACAAGCGCGCCCGGCTGCTGGCCATACTCCCGGCAGAGCAACGCACCGCGATCGCCGCCGCCCTGGCGCTCGAATCCGACCCGCTGGCCAAGCTGTTGGAATTGGAGGCTTACGCCGAGCTGGGCCTGCGCCAACGCGTCAACGATGCCGCTCGCGCGCTGATGCTGGCCTACGCCAAGCGCGGTGACCTTGACCAGCTCGCAGCCCGTGAAGGCGTGATCCGCCAGGTGATCGACGCCGGCGACCCTGCCGCTATCCCGCCCCGCGCGCCGGTCTACGAAGAGGACGATCGGCTGCGCCGTCGCACGCAATTGGCCTGGGAAGGCTTGAGCTGCGCCGGCAGCCGCGAGGGCTATGAGTTCCACGCGTTGACCGCTGCGGTCAATGTGCTGGACGTGCAAGTCGAAAGCCCGGCGCCGTGCATCATCGACCTCTACGTGGTCGACCGGCGTGGCGACGGCGTGCCGGACGCCGCCCTGCTGGCGGCCGTCCAAGTGGCGCTATCGGACAAGCGCGTGCGGCCGATGGGTGATCGCGTCACCGTCCGCGCCGCACGGCCTCGGGCCTACACCGTATCGGCCGGCCTGCGCATCGCTGCCGGGCCGGATGCTGCGGTGGTCCTGGCCGCCGCCCGCGCCGCGTTGGTCGCGCTGCTGGACAAGACGCGCACCACCGGCGCGACCGTCTCGCTCGCGATGATGACCGCGGCCCTCGTAGTCGAGGGCGTGGTCGACGTCGAGCTACGGGCGCCCACGGCCAACATCGTCTGCGCCCCCGACGAATTCCCGTCGCTGGTCGCCATCGTCTTGGATCGCCTGCCATGACGGCCCGCCTGCTCCCGCCGAACGCGACGGCGCTCGAGCGCGCGCTGGCCGACGTGCTCCCGGCCGCCGTCGATCCGTCGCCGCTGGCCACGCTGCACGACCCGTGGCGCGCGCCGGCGGCCTTCCTGCCGGCGCTGGCCTGGCAATGCTCCGTCGAGGGCTGGGACATCGCCAGCAGCGAAGCCCAGCGCCGCGCCATGATCGACGCCTCGTTTCGCGTCCATCGCCACAAGGGCACGCCCTACGCGATCGAACAGGCCCTCGCGGTGCTCAACGTTCGTGCCGACCTGGTCGAGTGGTGGCAGACCACGCCGACCGGCCAGCCCGGCACCGCCACGCTGACCGCCTGGGTCAATTCCGTCGTGGCCGGCGAATCGGCCGTCATCACGCCCACGCTCTATGGCCGGCTGGCCGACTACCTGGGCGCCGTCAAACGCCATTCGATCCACCTGACCATTCGGCTCGGCGCGCGGCTCGACGCCGGCCTGGTGCTCACGGCCGGCGGCCAGGCCTTCACCGCCCTGCGCCACACCGCCCGCGCCGTCGGCGTCACCGTGCCGCCGCTGCGCGCCAGTTTTCAGCCGGTCGTTGGCGGACAGCTCTTCGCCGTGCAGCGCCACGCGCTGCGCCCCAGCGCGCCCACGCTGCCTCCCCTCGCCGCCGGCCTCTGCTTCGCCGCCGCAGCCGGCGCCGTCTCCGTCATCCGTCTACCGCTGGAGGTCCGCCTGTGAGCGACGTCATCCCATTGGCACCGCGCATCCAAACCGCGGCGCTCGGCGCCCTGTCTCGCGCCACCCCGCCCGGCATCGCGCTGGAAATCACCCACATCGCCATTGGCGACGCCGCCTATGACGTGGGGCAAGGTCACCTCACCTTGCGCCACGAACTGGGCCGCTATCCCGTGGCCGCCGGCAAGGATCAAGGCGACGGCCGCCTGCATGTCGAGGCACTCGCCGACGGCCCGGCCGCGGGCTGGATCAACGAAATCGGGATCATCGCGAACGGCAACATCCTGCTGGCCGTGTGGAGCCACCCGACCGTCAAGGTCGGCTACAAACCTGCCGGCCAAACGATGCTGCTGGCGTTCGACCTCGACTTGTCCGAGCTGCCGCCCGGCAGTGTCACTGTGGTCGCCACCGCGCCCGATGCCGGCCTCTGCCTTGCCAGCGAGTTCGCCCAACTGGCCGCGGGCCACCTGCGCGAGTTGCGCCGCGGCGTCATCCAGCGCGATCGCCTCGACACGCTCGAACGACGCGCCAGCCAGGCCGAGGCGCGCGCCGGCGACCTGAGCCAGCGGCTCGACGCGCAGGCCGCCGACCAAAGCCAGCGAGCCACCGCGCTCGGCCAGCGCATCGATCAGCAGGCCGCGACCATCACCGAAAAACACGATGCGGTGCTGGCCATCGCCGCCGCCAATGCCGCCGGCCTGCTCAAGTTGCAGCGCCTGCAAGTCAAGACCATCCCCGTCAAAGGAGCCTGATCCATGTCCCTGGAATCGAACATTGCCGACCTCGTCAGCGCAGCCAACGCGCTGACCGCCGAATTCAACGCCAAGGCGAGCAGCATCAATACCGCGGTGGCCAGTGCAATTGCCGCCATCCCCGTCAACGTGGTGTCGTACTACGTCGACAGCGTGGTCGGCGACGACAGCGCCACCGGAGCGCTGGAAGCCCCGCTGAAGACGCTCAAGGCTGCGATCGACCGGACTCCGACCGGCGGCGCCGCCACCATCTACCTCAACGCAGGCACGACGCAACGGATCACCGCACCGGTCACCATCTTCAACAAGTACCTTTACATCGGCTCCTACGGGGCTGGCGACAAGCCCGTGCTGCAATCCGATGCCTTGGTGCAGGCCGGCCAGAACACGGCTTACGGCTTGACCCTGCGCGAATCGACCATCGCGTTTACGGGCCTGAAGCTGCGAACTGCAACGCTCGCAGATGGGGCGCTACCCGTCGCCGCGGCAGGGCTGATCCAACGCGCCGACCGCGCCGTCGGCAACATCATCGTCGGTAGCTGCGACATCGAGCTGAACGCGCAGCACCTGGCAGGAACCGCAACCAGCGGCGGCATGCTGCGCATGCATTTCTACAGCTCGGCGGTCACCCGTCCCAGCACTGACGGCCGCCTGCTGGCGCTCTCCGGTTCGGTCGCTGACGTCTCCATCAACGCCCTCACGCTGCCGGCCGGCACGGTCCTGGCCGACCTGTTCAGCGGCATCGTCCGCGACGGCAGCAATGTGCCGCGGAACTTCAATTCCAACATCGTCCTGTAGCCGCACGGGCTGTGCCAACCACTCCAATCCATTGAGGACCGACATGTACCTGACTCTGACCTACGACGGCGCCGACCTCGTCAACTGGACGCCCGAAGAACTGCGCGAACGAGGTGTACCCGCGACCATCATCGCCGCAGCCATCCTCGAGAAGCACCTGGCCGCCCTGCGTGCCGAACGCGACCGGCGCCTGGCTGCCTGCGACTGGACCCAGATCGCCGACGCCGACCTGACCAACGAACAGCGCGCCGCCTGGAGCACCTACCGCCAGGCCCTGCGCGACCTGCCCGACACCGTCGCCGATCCGGCCGCGCCGGTCTGGCCGGACAAGCCGTAGCCGGCGCCCGCGCCGCTGGCCGTGCCTGAGCCGCACACAACCAGCGCGCGTATCGCCCGCCCCGCCCGCGCGCCACGATAGGCGCACTAATGCCCGCCCCACTGGAGAGCTTCCATGCCCACCGATTACCACCACGGCGTCCGCGTCACCGAGATCGCCGACGGTATCCGTTCGATCCGCGTGCCCTCGACCGCCGTCGTCGGCATCGTCTGCACCGCCGCAGACGCCGATGCTGCGACGTTCCCCATCGACACCCCGGTGCTCGTCACCAACATGAAGGCCGCCCGCGCCAAGGCTGGCACGCAAGGCACGCTGTCCAAGACCCTGGCGGCGATCAGCTCGCAGTGCGACCCGCTCATGGTCGTGGTTCGGGTCACCGACAGCGGCACCGTCGCGACTCGCAACACGGCGGTGATCGGCGGCGTCAACGCCAGCGGCCTGTTCACCGGCATGCAGGCATTGCTCGGGGCGCAATCGACCCTGGGCGTGAAGCCGAGAATCCTGGCCTGCCCTGGCCTCGACACGCTCCCCGTCGCAACGGCGCTGGCCAGCGTCGCGCAGAAGGCGCGCGGCATGGCCTACGTGGCGGCCGACGGCGCGACCACCAAGGAGGCCGCGACGACCTACCGCAATAATTTCGGCCAGCGCGAAATCATGGTCCTGTGGCCCGACTTCACCGCGTGGGACAGCGTGGCCAACGCCTCTTCGACCCTGTGGGCGACGGCGGTCGCGGTCGGCCTGCGCGCCAAGCTGGACGAGGAGGTGGGCTGGCACAAGACGCTGTCGAACATCCCCGTCAACGGCGTGACCGGCCTGTCGCGTTCGGTCTATTTCGACCTGCAATCCACGGCCACCGACGCGGACTACCTCAACAGCCACGAGGTGACCTGCCTCATCAACGCGCAAGGGTTCCGTTTCTGGGGATCGAGGACGGCCAGTAACGACCCGCTGTTCGCGTTCGAGAACTACACCCGCACCGCGCAGGTGATCGCGGACATGGTCGCCGAGAATCACATGTGGGCGGTCGACAAGCCCATGAGCGCGCAGCTGGTGAAAGACATCCTCGCCGGTATCAACGCGGGCTTTCGCCGGTTGAAGGCTGCCGGCTACATCGTCGACGGCCAAGCCTGGCTCGACGAAAGCATCAACACGGTCGACGCGCTGAAGGCCGGAAAGCTGACGATCGACTACGACTACTGCCCGGTCCCGCCGCTGGAAGACTTGGGCTTCCGCCAGCGCATCACCGACCGCTACCTGGCCGACTTCGCCGCGCGCGTCGCGGCCTGACGCCAGCGCCGCGGCCGCCGGCCGCTACTGAAAGGACAACCGAAAGGGCAACACGATGGCACTCCCCAACAAGCTCAAATACTTCGACGTCTTCACCGACGGCAACAACCACGGCGGCGAGGTGAAGGAAATCACGCTGCCGAAGCTGGCGCGGAAGATGGAGGATTGGCGCGCCGGCGGCATGGACGGCTCGATCAAGGTCGACCTCGGCCAAGAGCCGCTCGAACTCGAGCTGACCTTCGGCGGCGTGGTCCGCGACGCGCTGTCGGCCTACGCGGCCACGACGCACGACGCGGTCCTGCTGCGCTTTGTCGGCGCCTACCAGCGCGAGGACGTCGACAACTACGACGCCATCGAGATCGAGGTACGCGGCCGTTACCAAGAGATCGACATGGGCACGGCGAAAGCCGGCGACGAAAACGACTTCAAGGCCAAGCTGCCGCTCAGCTATTACCGACTGGCCATCAACGGCGCGACGGTTATCGAGATCGACAACATCAACTTCGTCCATATGGTCGACGGCGTCGACCGTCTGGCGAAGGCCCGTAAAGCCCTCGGCCGCTGATCGTCGCCGGCAACACCGCCCACCGCTCACCCCATCCCTCGGAGCCCACCACCATGGACCTCAACAAAGACCAGCAAGCCCAAGAAGGCCAGCCGCCCCAGAACCCTGACACCGTCACCGTGACGTTCGACACGCCGATCGTCCGCAGCGACCAGACCATCGCCAGCGTGACGCTGCGCAAACCCAAGGCCGGTGCGCTGCGCGGCGTCGCCATGGTCGACCTGGTGCATATGGAGGCCGGCGCCGTCATCACGGTGCTGCCGCGGATCAGCACGCCCACGCTGACCAAGCAGGACGCCGAGCGCCTCGACGGCGCCGACCTGGTGCAATGCGGCCTGGCGATCGCCGGTTTTTTAACGCCGAAGGCGCTCGCGGCAGTCTCCCCGCAGTCGTAGACGACGCCATGGCGGACATCGCGACCGTGTTCCACTGGGGACCGCGCGAGATGGACGAAATGGACGTATCGGAGCTGATGGATTGGCGCGAGCGCGCCCGAATCAGGAGCGGCGCCGAGGAATAGGCCGCAGGACGTAGAGACGGTGACCGGGCGGACTGCGCGAACAGCCCACCCGGACCCGACCCACTGCATACCCAGTGAGCCAGCGAGACCGCCCCCCCGACGTCGAGGGACGGCGAGCCTAGCACAACACCCGCTCACTCAACATGGAAACGATCCGCTGCACCAGCTGTAACCGCAAGCTCGCCGAAGCCCGCGCCGAAGCCGGTTTCGAGCTGGCGATCAAATGCCCGCGCTGCCGGGCCTACAACATCTGGAGGGCCGCGCGCCCCTGACCCCGCGCGCCACCGAGCGCCATGGAATCATCTATGGCGCTCGATCCATCCCCTCGCCTCACCCTGCACAACGCCGACTGCCTCGACGTCCTGGCCACGCTGCCCGATGCCAGCGTCGACGCCATCATCACCGACCCGCCCTACTTCAACGCCCGCCCCGACCACTGGGACCGCCAATGGCCGAACGCAGACGCGTTCGCGCGCTGGCTTGGCGACGTGCTCGACCAGTTCGCCCGCGTGCTGCGGCCGGCCGGTTCGCTCTACCTGTTCGCCTCGCCACGCATGTCGAGCCGCGTCGAAGGCCTGATCGGCGAACGCTTCCGTGTGCTGAACCACGTCGTGTGGGTCAAGACCACCGGCGTGCATCAGAAGGCCTGCCGGGCCGCCCAGCGCAGCTACCACCCGCAGACCGAGCGCATCGTGTTCGCCGAGCACTACGGCGCCGAGCACGCCGCGGCTGCCGCGGCCGGCTACGCTCGCCAATGCGCCACACTCCGCGGCCAGGTGTTCGAGCCGCTGCGCGCCTACCTTGACGGCGAGCGCCAGCGCGCCGGCTGGAGCGGCGCCGAGATCGATGCGGCTTGGCGAGCCTGGCGCGGCAAGTCGGGCGGCGGCATGGCCGGCCACTGGTTCGGCCGATCGCAATGGGCGCTGCCCACCCGCGAGAACTACGAGTGGCTGCAACGGCTGCTGAACAGCCGCACGCCGGGCGTGTTGGCTGCACCGCATGCCGTCCTGGCCGAGGACTATGTCCACCTGCACGCACGCTATGACGTGCTGCGGCGCGACTACGACACGCTCAAGGCCGAATACGCCGCGCTGCGCCGGCCGTTCCAGCTCGCCGCCGAGGCACCGAACACCGACGTGTGGATATTCAACCCCACGCCGGCGCGCCCGGGCCGGCATCCCTGCGAAAAGCCCCTGCCCTTGATGCGCCACATCGTCCGCACCTCGACCCGACCCGGCCAGGTCGTACTCGACGCGTTCCTCGGCTCGGGCTCGACCGGCGTCGCGGCCCTCGAGGCCGGCTGCGACTTCATCGGCATCGAGCAGGATGCGGCGATTTTCGCGGCCGCCCGCGATCGGCTCACGCGCCGGCAGCCCTCGACTTAGCCGGCGTCGACCACCGCCGGAAGCGGCGATGGCAGATCCGTGGGCCATCGCCGTTTCTGGTGGTGGCGGCCGACCTCGCCAAATCCGGCGAGGCAGCAGTCTCGTCGATTTCGGCGATGCTGCAGGCGGCCGGCCCACCGTCGCATGTGCCCCCACCTGGCACAACCAAACCCAAGGGCGACCGCCCTACGCGCGCGGCAAGATCGACCGGCCCCCACCACCGACACCGCCATGTCCCAGACCCTCAAGCTGCAAGTCCTCCTAGCCGCGGTCGATCGCGTCACGGCGCCGCTGCGCAACATCAGCGCAGCCGGCAGCAAGACCGTCGGCCGGGTCAAGGAGCTACGCGACCATCTCAAGCAGCTGAACGAGACGCAGCGAACCGTCGACCAGTTCGACCGCCTCAAGACCAGCAGCCAGGAGACGGCGCAGTCCTTGGCTACCAGCACCGGCAAGCTGCGCGAGCTGTCGCAGCAGATAGGCGCGGCGCGCGCGGCGGTGGCGCCGCTGTCGGCCGCCTACGACGAGCAGGCGCGCAAACTGGAAGGCCTGCGCGCCGAGCAGCGGCGCCAGAAGGCCGAGCTACAGGCCACGACGGCCGAACACGCCACCGCCAACGCCGAATGGAAGCGCACCGCCGATCGCATCAAGGCAGCGCACGCGCAGATGGCCGCGGCGGCCGAGCCCACCGCCACCCTGCGCGCGCACTACGACGCGCTGGTCAAGCAGCAACAGACCAACCTGACCACCGTCCGTGCGCTGGAACAGCGGATGAAGGCGCTACGCGAGGAGAACCGCGCCACTGGCGGCGAAGCGCGCAAGCTGACCACGCAGACCGCCACCCTCAAGCGGGAATTGGGCGAGGCCGGCAAACCGCTCAAGGCGCTGGAACGCGAGTTCGGCACGGCCCGGAAGGCCGCCGCGAAGCTCAAGGAAACCGGCGCTGGCCAGGCGGCCCAACTGCAAGCCCTGCGCAGCCGGCTGGCCGCCGCCGGCGTCGAGACCGGCAACCTGTCCAGCCACCAGCGCCGGCTCAGGAACGACACCCTGGCCGCCAGCCGCGCGCTGGCCGAGGAAGAAACCCGGCTCCGCCGCATCAACGAGCGGTTGCGCCAGGTGCAAGCGGTCAAAGCGCACTACGCGGCCGGCCTGGCTACCCGCGACAAGATCGCCGGCGCTGGCATGGCCACGACCGCCGCCGGCGCCGCCACCGGTGCCGCCGTGCTGGCGCCGGTCAAGGCCTACGCCGAAGCCGAGGACGCCGCGAAACAGTTGTACATCGCCATGATGCGACGGGGCGGCATGGTCGCCCCCGAGTTCGCCCGCGTCACCGCGCTGGCCGATGCGCTCGGCAATCGCCTGCCGGGCACCACAGCCGATTTCCAGAACATGATGACCATGCTCATTCGCCAGGGCATGACGGCCAAGGCCGTGCTCGGCGGGCTGGGCGAGGCCACCGCCTACCTCGGCGTGCAACTGAAGATGGCGCCGGCCGACGCGGCCGAGTTCGCCGCCAAGATGCAGGACGCGACCCGGACCACCGAGGCCGACATGATGCGGCTCATGGATGCGATCCAGCGCACCTATTACCTCGGCGTCGATCCGTCGAACATGCTGCAAGGGTTCAGCAAGGTCTCGCCGGCGCTGCGCACCCTGCGGATGGAAGGCCTGAAGGCGGTCAACGCGCTGGCGCCGATGCTGGTGATGTTCGACCAAGCCGGCATGAAGGGCGAGGCCGGCGGCAACGCCCTGCGCAAGGTGCTCGACCTCGGCCTCGATCGAGAGAAGCGCGAGAAGGCCAACGCCGCGCTCAAGGCCAGCGGCGTCGGCATCAACCTCGATCTGTCGGACGGGAAAGGCGAGTTCGGCGGACTCGACCACATGTTCGCCGAGTTCGCCAAGCTGCGGCACCTCAACCGCGAAACACTGATCGCCGCGCTGAAAACCCAGTTCGGCGACGACGCCGAAACCCAGCAGGTGCTGTCGATCCTGATCGACAAGGGCCGGGCCGGCTACCTCGACACGCTCGACCGGATGCAGGCCCAAGCGGATCTGCAAACCCGCGTCGCCGAGCAGCTCGGCACCCTGCGCAACCTGTGGGACGCCGCCACCGGCACTATGACCAACACGCTCGTGCGGTTCGGCGAAGCGATCGCCCCCGAGCTGAAGGCCGCAACCGAGTGGATCGGCGACGCGGCCGAAGCGGTCGGCGCGTTCGCGAAGGAACACCCGGTACTGACCAATGCCGTCATGAAAACCGTCGCGATCCTGGCCGTGCTGCTGACCGTCATGGGCGCGCTCACGCTCGGCCTCGCCGCCATGATGGGGCCGATGCTGGTCGTGCGCGCCGGGCTGGGCCTGCTCGGCATCCAGTTCGGCGGCACGCTGCGCTTGGCCGGCAGCGTCGCCGGCATGATGGGCCGAACGCTACCGGCGGTGCTGGGCAAACTGGGCGGCCGGCTCGGCCAGTTGGCGCCGGCGCTGGCTGGCTACTGGCGCGCAGCCGATCCGGCCACCGCCGGCCGCTCGACGCTCCAATTCGCCAAGACCCTGCGCGAGCGCATCCCGGCGGCGGCCGGCGCCGCCGCGCAAAGCGTCCGCCGCTGGGCTGGCATGCTCAGCGGCACCGCGGCGACCGAGCTGACCGTGGCCGAAGTCGGCGTGCGCCGCTACACCGCTCGCGTGTGGCAAGCGGTCCAAGCCCAGCGGGCCGCCATGGCCGCCCGCTGGACCGGGGGCCGCCAGTACCTGGCCACCCGCGGCATTGGCGGCATGGCCGCCGACGCCGGCCGGGGCGGGCTCAATCTCGCCAAGGGGCTGGCGCTCGCCCCCATCACCGCCGCCACCAGCGCCATGCGGCTGCTGGGTCAGGTTGTGCTGTTCGTCGGCCGCGCCGCGTTGATGAACCCCATCGGGCTGGGCATCACCGCCATTGCCGTGGCGGCGCTGCTGGTGGTCAAGTATTGGGAGCCGATTCGCGCGTGGTTCGGCGGCTTCTGGCAGGGCCTGCGTGAGGGGTTGGCTCCGATCGGCGAGCTGTTCGGCCGTGCCTTCGGTGTGATCGCCCCGATACTCGCGCCACTGCGGCCGGTATGGGACTGGCTGCTGGGGGCGCTCGCGGACGCATGGAACTGGGCGTCGCAGCTCTTCGAGCCCTTCCATGCCACCCAACAAGGGCTCGAAGCCGCCACCGCCAGCGGCCGCGGCTTCGGCCGCTGGCTCGGCTCGCTCATCACCATCACCACCGAGTTGCTGGCGGCGTTCGCCACCCTGCCGCTGCGCTTCGTGGAGATCGGCGTGCAGCTCATGCAGGGGCTGGTCGACGGCATCACCCGCGCGCTCGGCACCGTCAAGGCGGCCATCGTCAACGCCGGCGATCAGACCATCGGGTGGTTCAAAGAACGGCTCGGCATCCACTCGCCCAGCCGCGTGTTCGCCTCGCTCGGCGGCCACACCATGGATGGCCTGGCCATCGGGCTGGACCGCGGCAGCCAGGCGCCGCTGGCGGCCATGCTCGCGCTGACCCGGCAGCTGACCCAGCCCATCGTCGGCGCCGTCGCCCTCGGCACCAGCGTCGCCGCGCCGGCCGGCCAGGTCGCGGTCGACCCGCTCGCCGCGCTCGGCCGCATCACCATCGACCACCGCCCACCCCTCGCCGCGTCGCGGCCGGCCGCCGCCGAAGCCGGCCCGGCGCTGGTCATCCAAGAGCTGCACGTCCACGCCGCGCCCGGCATGGATGCCCAGCAGCTCGCCCGCCTCGTCGCCGACGAGATCGCCCGCCAGACGCGGGCCACCCAAGCCACCCGCCGCGGCCGCCTGGCCGACGGCGATTAGGAGACCGCCAGATGCTGGCCCTTGGATTTTTCGTGTTCACCCTGTCGACGGTGCCCTACCAGCAGCTCGAGCGGCACCTGGCTTGGCGTCACGCCTCGACCAGCCGCGTCGGCGTCCGGCCGGCCCGGCAGTTCCTCGGCCCGGACGACGAGACGCTGACCCTGTCCGGGGTGCTCGCCCCAGAAATCACCGGCGGCGATGAATCGCTGGACAACCTGCGCAGCATGGCCGACGAGGGCAAGGCGTGGCCGCTGGTCGGACTCACCGGCGAGCTGTACGGCCTGTTCGTCGTACAGTCGCTCAACACGACGCACGACCACTTCCTGCCCGATGGCTCGGCCCGTCGCATCGAGTTCACGCTCACGCTGGCGCGCGTCGACGACGATCAAATCGACCTGCTCGGGAGCTACCTGCAATGACCGATACCCGCCCCCGCATCCCGCCGGCGCCGGTCTTCCGGCTCACCCTGGGCGGAAAGGACATCACGGCGGATTTCGCCACGCGTCTGGAACAGCTCACGCTGACCGACAACCGCGGCTTCGACGCCGACGCGCTCGAGGTGACACTGTCCGACCACGACGGCCGGCTCGACATTCCGCCGCGCGGCGCCCAGCTCGCACTCAGCCTAGGCTGGGCCGGCGGCGCCATGGTCGACAAGGGGCTATACACGGTCGACGAAGTCGAGCACAGCGGCACGCCGGACAAGCTCACGCTTCGCGCCAGGTCGGCCGACCTGCGCGCCGGTCTCACGACCAAGAAGGAGCGCAGCTGGCACCGCCGCACCGTCGGCGACATCGTGCGGACCATCGCCGGCGAGGCCGGGCTGGAGCCGGCCATCGGCGCCGGCCTCGCCGCGCAGGCGATCGACCACGTCGACCAGACGGCGGAGAGCGACATCAACCTGCTCACGCGCCTGGCGCGGATGTTCGACGCGATCGCCACGGTGAAGGGCGGCCGGCTCCTGTTCACCAAGGCGGGCTCGGCCACCAGCGCCAGCGGCCAGCCCTTGGCCGCCGTCACCATCACACGGGCCGCCGGCGACAGCCACCGATTCAGCGTCGCGGATCGCGAGACCTACACGGCGGTGCGCGCCTACTACCAGGACATGCGCGCGGCGAAGAAGGGCGAGGTGCTGGTGGACGGTACGGCGCCGACGGCCGGCAAGAAGGGGAAGAAGCGCGACAAGCGCACCGCGCCGAGCGCCGACAACGTCAAGACGCTGCGGCACACCTACGCCAACAAGGCGAACGCCGAGCGGGCCGCGCGGGCCGAGTGGGACAAGTTGCAGCGTGGTGTCGCTACGTTCGCGCTGACCCTGGCGCATGGCCGGCCCGAGCTGACGCCCGAGCTACCGGCGACCGTGAGCGGGTTCAAACCGGCGATCAACGATTTGCCGTGGATCATCGCCAAGGTGGTGCATACGCTGGGAGATTCCGGCCTGACGACCCAGCTCGACCTCGAGGTGAGGGCCGAGCAGGTCGAATAGCCCCGAGTCCTGCCAAGACACCGACGAACGGCATTGCACACACCAAAGGTATTACATAAAGTAACACCAACAGCAGCGCACTGCTGTGACCGTTCCGGCGGACCCGGAAATCCTAAGAAGCCGGCGTAAGCGCGGCATGCAAGGAGATACGAAATGGCACGCTTCATCCTGATCGACAATAACTCCGGTTACATCTTTGGCGACACCGCTGATTTCGCAGCTGGCCGGCAGTCCGAAATTGAATCCATCATTGATGCCGCTCGCATGATGGACGAGTCAAATGGCGAATATGGGCGTGATTACATCGAATACTGCTCGCTCGGCAACAGCAATATGAGTGGGTACCATGTTTATCGGGCCGACATTCGAGGCAGCGATGCCGTCCCGACAGTATTGGACGGGCAGAACCAAGAAACCATCGATGCCGTAGAGCGCGATTGCGAATATGCGGGATTTGTCGAAATCCTGTGAATTAGACCATGCCCGCTCCAGCGGGCATTTTTACGGAGTACACCATGAGCAAGAAAGCCAGTATTTATCTCGGCGATCGAGCCGAAACGGTAATCGGCGAAATAAAGGATAGCGATAGCCTTTCCGGTCGGTTAAACGCTATAGCCGATCGCTACGGCGAAATCATCGACCGCGCTCGTCGGCAGGTACTGCGGAATTTCAGTGAAACCGAATTGTCGGCAATCCGTATTGCCTGTATGTCATGGGCAACGCGGCAGGAGCCTGCCGGAATCCTCATTGGCGGCATTGCCGCAGAAGTCGAAGATGCGTTGCAAGGTGGCGATCTATCTGTGCAGCAGTGGCAACCATCCGACGGCAAAGCGTTACTGGAGAAACTCAACGCCTTATCGCCTGCCGAGCAGATTGCACTGATCGAATGGCTTGAGCGATAGAGCAAGGCCGCTGTGACACAGCATGCCGGTCGCCAAGTAGAATAGGCAGCATCCAGCCCCCAGCAGTAGGCGCGCCCGATCATCCGGGGCGAGCCGAGCCTGGGGGCTTCATCGTTTCAGCAGCACGCTCATCGGCGGGAAGGTGAACGAACGTTCACCGTGTAAAATCGTGACATGTACGCGATTGAATACTTCGGCCGCGAGGTCCGCTTTCGGAGCGCCGGCGCCAGGCTGCCCATCCGCTCACGCCAGGGCGCTGTCAGTTGGTTACCGTGGGGACTGACGAGACAGGAGAATCATGTCGCGTTCCCCCATGGCGCCTGGCTCGATCTGTCCGTAGTCGAATCACCAGACCTGTACGCGCTGATGCCGCGGCCGGTCGTCATTGCTGCGCGCCGCTTCATGTTGACCGGCCAAGACAAGGTAGAACACTGGTTCGACGTCGAGGAAGGCCAGGTCATGCGCGGCGTACTGCTGACCTGGCACGATGAAGCGCGCGTCTACGTCGTGGCGGAGCGCGCCACAGGGATGAAGGGGCGTATCGCCAGCCGTGCGCCGAGATCGGTTACAGCGCCTGAGTTGCGCGCTAATGTACCTAAGACCGCAACAGCAGCCCATTGACGAAATGCCGAACTGCAAATCGGCCATGTTCATCAAGCGATCGCACCTCATCTAGCAGCACTGACTCATCGCTAGTCAGCGCCGCCGTACTATGAATGCCAGAAATGACGTAAAGGACATCAAATCCATTGGCACACAGAACAGCTAGAAATGCAGCCGATGGAGAACTAGTGCCAAGCTCGTAACGCCCGTAAGTCCGTATGGTCAAACCGCCACGGCGGGCAATCTCGGCCTGGGAAAGACGAAGCCGAACACGCTCCAGCTTAAGCCGGCCTCCAATGGCGGAATTTGTGCTCACCGTCATGTTAAAACGCCAAGATGCCAAGCTAAGGCCGCGGCCGTATCTGGATTATTGGTGCCGAGCTTTCGTGCGGCATTGGTCAGTGTGATACGAACAAAATCATGGCCGCGCCGAAGCTTAAATGGCAAATCATGAGGCGGGCACCCTCCAAACAGACGCTTTAGCATTTCCTTTTCGTCTTCATTGAGCGCAACCTCTAACTTGGAGCGATGATCGTAACGGGCAATCATGGCTCCGGCGAGGCCGTGGGCAAATTTTCCCAGCGCAGCGACTTTATCGGCAATTTGGGCTGGCGTGCCATCAATCTCGTATGGACTATCAAGCGATATTGACAACCGCCGCCGGCCTCCAGGGCGAATTGGCGCAATGATTCCGGATCGAATACCGTAAGCCCTGCCAACTTCATATATGTGATCGAAGCCTTTGTAGGTTAAACCATTCCAATGAAAGGGCCGGGGCTTCTTCGCGCGTATCATCGCAATAACGGGGTCAATATCGGCCACGTTTGGAATATCAAACTGAACAGGGGGCTTGTCGTACAAGAAAAAAGCCCGCTCACTCAATGCAGGATTGATATAGCCAATCACAAGGGACTCAAGCCCCAATTCATGTGCAAAACTAGAAGTCTCGGCCATAATATCCTTATCGCTACGAATATCGGCATATCTTCTAGGGAATGAGCGGGCATCAAACATTAACGTATAGCCTTTTTATTGAGCGTCACTTATACGCCATGGACAATCGAATCAACAAAGGCCATCACGGCCCGCATGAACGAACTGCCCGACGTGGCCGAGGTAGCAGCCTGAGCGGCAGCGGAAACGGCGAACGAGGCGATGATGGCAACGAACTTTTGCATTTTGCAACTCCTATGAAGTTAAGTGGTTTTGCTCAGGCGCGCTGACCAGGGGTCAACGCTCGGAGCGCCACCAGTATACGAATCGCGTTTTTCTCAACGAAAAAGCGACCGTTCACAGGGTCTGCATGGCGGATATCACTTGTAACTACGAGGGTTTGCACAACATCGCCAACGATGCGGCAGGCCTGATCCGCCAGTAGCTCAGCGGTGGGCGAGTTCAGGATGAGCACCGCGGGGCGGCATGATCCTCGTGACGTCGGATCATCAGGAGACGGTCGCAGTGCGTACAGGAGCGCGTGGTCGTCGTCATAGACCGCAGGCAGGTAGCCGCTATCTCCAAGAATGTGCGCGACCTCCGCTGAAAAAACTGTGTCCGTACAATGAATGGCGATCGTCGGCTTATCGTCAACAACCACACGTGTAATCACGTCGAGGCGCAAGACCGACCGGCCAGGTCCGTACCGGCCAACTCGATAGACGCTGCCGTCTTGCCGCGCGCGCATGACTCTCGTACCTGAATCCTCAAGAGTTCCCAGCCAGGCGTAGCAATCGTATTGCGCGCCATCAACATCAACTCGCGCGCGCACTACATCGATGTCGCAGGCGGCCGAGCTAAGCAATGCCACCGGCGAAACTCCGAACGCTTCGGCCAGTTGCCCAAGCACCTTGATCGTCGACACGCCGTGCATGTGTCGATGGGCCGCTGACCGATGCACCGACAATAGCGTCGCCAGCGTCCTGAGCTGGTGCCGGGGATCACGTTCGTAAAGCGTAAGTAGCCGGCGAACGTTACGAGAAATCACAGCGGAGAGCGCGCCACTGTCTGGCATGTCATCAGGCCCAGGTCGGGCAATGATGTCGAGACGTGATACGAGGCGGCCTGCCTGCCTGCGACGATGGAAGCGGTTGACCTGCCACCCATTGCTATCTGACACCGCAAGTAACGTATCTGACGCATACGGGGTCGTAAGCGTCGGGAGTAGCCAAGCTCGACAACCGTGCTGTTCACCCTCCACGTCAACCTGCGCCGCCACTACCTCACTGCCAGCGGGAGCATCAAGCAGCGATACGGGTGAAACCCCGAGCGCCTTGGCCAGTCGCTGCAATACCGAAACAGTCGCGACGCCATCAAGGTGGCGATGGGCAACAGAGCGATCCACGCCAAGCAGGTCGGAAAGCTTCCGAAGCTGGCGCCGCGGGTTCGGCTCCAGCTCGGCCAGTCGCCGACGAACGTTGCTTCGGATAAGTGCCTGTAGATCCATGAAATGCAGCAAGCTGAGGTTTTAAGCCAAGTGTTGCACATTATGGGACAGTTGATACTTGCGCCACAGCCGACAGCAGGGATAGCGTCCGAGCAAAGGCGATTCATCGACCCACAACAAACGCCATCAGGCGGAGGAAACCATGTACGACGCACAAGACGTTCCAATGCGACGGGCTGCTACCGGAAAAGCACGGGCAGGCAGTCAACAAAACAGGCAAGTAAGTTCAAAGATATTGCCGAGGGCGGCAAATTCAGACCTAAAACAGGCCAGATTGATTGAAGAGTTAATACATCCACAGCAGAAAGATAAATAACAACCATGCTGGGGAGATCATGCGGGAGTGTCACCTAAGCAACGTGAAGCATAACAATCAGCATTTGAAGCTTCTGAAGCTACATAGTGGACTGGAGGGGCTTACGGAAATACTTGAGGCCGCAGGAGAAAAGCCAATTCCAGCCGAATCGATCGCCTATCTATTAAGGCCGATGCTAGATCAGATGGAGAGCATAATTGATGGCACAGGAAAGCCATCGGAGTAAGAAAGTAAAAAGCCCGGCGATGCCGGGCTTTTGCTATTCAATCACTAGCTACTCAAAGTCTGCGCTAATTGCTTGACCGCGGCCCGGCCTCGCTCATCCAGCCGGAGCCAGCAATGTAGTAGCGCGGCCTGGTCGTCAGGAAGCTCGTCCTTGGACTTCTTCCCGGTGACGATGAAAAACACATCAAATCCCTTGGTATGGAGGATGTGCAACGCGTCAGCGTTAGGCGACGTTTCGCCAAGCTCGTACTTGCCGTAGGTGAGCAGGGAGCGCCCGATCACCTCGGCCGTCTGCCGCTGCGTCATGTTCATGCGCAGGCGTTCGGTCTGGAGCCGCTGGCCGATGGCCGAGCTGATGTCTAAGTTTTCTATGCTCATCGCTTGCTCATGCAAAGAAAAGTATGTATCCTTCGCAATGTGTAATACATTTCTTGGCGATCATACCATGACGAACAAAGACGACCTTCCCGCAAAGTCGTATATGCCGCGCGGCCTGAACCTGAGCGCGAAGCCGGTGCCGTTACGCCTTACCGACCCCGAGCGGGATGAGCTGGTAGCGGAATGCAAGCAGCGTGGCGTCACGCTGACCAGTAGGGCGCGTGACCTGTACCTCCTCGGAAGAAGCGCCGAAGCCAATCAGGTGCAAGCGTAGCCTCATCCGAACATTCAGAAAATCCGAATATTCACATCGAGGAAGGTATGGCCACCTACTGCCCGCACTGCAAGACGCTCGCTCCGACACGAACGAGCCGCACGCTGTCCAGCACCTGCACCGAGCGCACACATCAATGCCTCGACGTGGACTGCGGCCACACCTTCGTCACCTACACGGAAATTGTTCGAACAATTCGACCGAGTGGGAAGCCCTGCCCTCGAGTCATGCTGCCAATCAGCGCCCGCACCCAACCCCCACCCGACCGCGATCAGCTCGCGCTGACGCTGTAGCGGCAGCTCCAAACCCCTGAAACCACGCCACCCACGACGGCCAGAAATGGCCGCGAGGGGATCGGCTTGCCTGCTGAAACGCAAACCGGCCACGCCGGAAGGAACGCCCGATGAATACCGCCATGTTGCTCGCCGCCCGCTTCGAGAGCCCCACGGTGCCGCTGGAGCAAATCTCCGACGAGTTCTTCGGCTTGAGCCCGGCCAAGGCGGCCCGCCAGGCCTCGGCCCGCACGCTGCCGGTGGCGGCGATGCGCCTGACCAATTCGCAGAAGGCGCCGTGGCTGGTCCACGTCGACGACTTGGCCGCGCACATCGACGCGACCCGTGCCACGGCCCGCGCGCAGTGGGCCAACAGCGCGACCGCGCCGCGGTAACCCCATTCACCACGAAACCACCAGGAGCGAGGCATGTACGACAAACCCGAGAACCGCACAGCCGCCACCGGCGAGCCGTCGATCATTTCCACGATCCGCGCCTGGATGGCGCAGGAAGGCACCCGGAAGGCGACCGAGCCGACGGCAATCACCGCGCTGCGCGTTCAGTACGGCGAGCTGATCGGCCGCGACGTCTTCGTCCTCGAGCGCAACGGTGTCCGCCGCGGCCGCCTCGACCAAGTGCGCGTCGCGCTCAATGCGCCCGAGCTGGGCCTGCCCGGTTTCCGCGTCGCCTATTTCGTCGCGTTCCCGCCGCGAGACGGCGGTGCCCCCACCGTCTCCGAGGTCGGCATGGTGTTCCCGTCGGCGGGCCACGCCTTCGACGCCCTCGACGCGATCACCCAGCACAGCGCCGCACTTACTTATGGAGACGCACCATGAACCGTAAATCCAACGCTGTACCCGAGAACAACGCCCCAGCCGACTATGCGCTGGTCGAGCAGGTGGAGCCGACCGCCACCGAAGAGTGCGACGGCGGCGTGAGCTGCGGCTGTGGTGGGCTGGGCTGCGGTGGGTTCGATTACTTCATGGACGTACAGTCGGAATTTTCCGGTCAGGCGGAATTCTGCGAGGGCTGCGGACTGGAGGATTGCAAGTGCGCGCTGGCGGCCGCCGCAGATGCCGCCGCCGAGCAGTTCGAGGGCGTACCGCGGGAGCTGTCCAACCCGGCCGAGTGCTGCGATTGCGGCCTGCCGCCGTCGGATTGCCCGTGCACGCCGACGGTCGGCGAACTGACGTCGGCGGGCCATGTGGTGGACGGGCACCCCGTGGCCGATCAGTGCGACGAACTGTTTGAGGTGCTCGGGTCTTGCGGGACGGGCTGCGATTGCCAGCGGGATCGGGACGAGGCGAAGGAGGCGAGGCAGGAATCGGAGGATCAGCCGGACCCTGTGCCGCCGGCCCACCTGGAGCGCACTTTCGGCCACCGGGGCGCGGCCAAGCGCCTGAAGGCGGCCGATCGCGGCGAGGGTAAAGCTACGGCGCAGGACGTCGCACTATGAAGCGCGACCAGTTCCAGTTGCCGATCCACGCGAAGCTGATCGTGGATCTGTTCGCCGGTGGTGGCGGCATGTCGACCGCCATCGAGTGGGCGCTCGGCCGCTCGCCGGACATCGCCGTCAACCACGACGACGACGCGCTGTCGATGCACCGCGCCAACCACCCGCAGGCCGAGCACTACATTGCCGACGTGTTCGAGGTCTGTCCCTACACGGTAACGCGGGGGCTGCTGGTCGGCCTGCTGCACCTGTCCCCGGACTGCACGCACCACAGCCAGGCCGCCGGCGGCCAGCCGCGAAGCAAGAAGCGCCGCGCGCTGGCGTGGGTCGGCTACCGCTGGGCCGGCCAGGTCGCGCCGGACGTCATCACGCTCGAAAACGTCGTGCAGGTGCTCAAGTGGGGGCCGCTGATCGCCAAGCGCGACCCGGCCACCGGGCGGGTGGTGAAGCTCGACGGCAGCGTCGCAGCCAAAGGCGAGCGCGTGCTGGTGCAGGAGCAGTTCCTCATTCCCGATCCGATGCGCGCCGGCCGCACCTGGCGCCGCTTCGTCGCGCTGCTGGAAGGGCTGGGCTACCAGGTCGAGGTCAAGGAGCTGTGCGCGGCCGACTACGGCGCGCCGACCACGCGGGAGCGCCTGTTCATGGTGGCGCGCCGCGACGGGCTGCCGATTGTGTGGCCGGCACCCACGCACGCGAAGCAGCCGACCAAGGGGCTCAAGCGCTGGCGCGCCGCGGCCGAGTGCATCGACTGGTCGATACCCTGCCCGTCCATCTTCGATCGCGACCGGCCGCTGGCCGAGGCCACGATGCGGCGCATCGCCAAGGGGACCGTGCGCTACGTGCTGGAGAGCGCCGACCCGTTCATCGTACCGATTGCGCACTACTACAGCGGCATCGACCGCGTGCATGACATCGGCCAGCCGATGCAGACGATCACGGCGCATCCGAAAGGCGGCGCGTTTGCTGTCGCCGCGCCTACCGTGGTGCCTGTCACCCATCAAGGCGGCGACCGCACGCATGCCATCACCGAGCCGTTACGCACGATCACCGCGGCCAACCGCGGCGAGACGGCGATCAGCGCGCCGGTGCTGGTGCAGGCTGGATATGGCGAGCGGCCCGGGCAGTCGCCGCGGGCGCTCGACATCGAGTCGCCGCTCGGGACGGTGACTGCTGGCGGGGTGAAGCACGCCTTGGCCAGCGCGCAACTGGTCAAGTTCCGCGGGCAGGCATTCGGCTCCGCGGTCGACGCCCCGATGCCGACGATCACCTCGGGCGGCGGCTCGGCCCGGCCGGCCGGCTGCGCACATGCCCTGGGCTTGGCTACCGCCTACCTCGCGCAGGCGAACGATGGCAACAACACCAACCCTGGCCACGACCTGCGCCGGCCGGTGTCGACCATCACGAACAAGGGCAGCCAGCAGCAGCTCGTCACTGCGCGCCTGACGACGCTACAGCGGCGGAACGCTTGGAGCCGTGCTGGTGCACCGCTACCGACCGTGCTCGAGGTGACGGAGACCAACATTGATTCCGAAGGGGATGTGGCCGCCGGGAAAGTCGACTACCAGCTATCACCCGAGCAGGAAGCCGGCGCACTGCGCGTCGCAGCTTTCCTCATGCGGTACTACGGCACCGGTGGGCAATGGGGCGATCTGCGCGACCCGATGCAGACCATCACCACCCGCGACCGCCTGGCGCTGGTCACGGTCACCGTTCGCGGCACGCCCTACGTCGTCGTGGACATCGGCCTTCGCATGCTCCAGCCGCCCGAGCTGTATCGCGGCCAGGGCTTCCCGCGCGACTACCGGATCGATGTTGGCCACGACGGCCGGCGCTTCACCAAGAGCGCGCAGGTGCGCATGTGCGGCAACAGCGTCAGCCCGTATCCGGCGATGGCGCTCATCCGCGCCAATGTGCCCGCGCTGTCGGTCCAGAGCACCCGCGAGCAGGCACAGCGCGACATGGAGATGGCCGCATGAGCCGCATCACATCCGCCCTCGCTACGCCATGCCATGCGCTGACCGCACGCCAGCGCTGGCAAGTCGCCCAGCACGCCCGCCGCTACTACCGCCGTCTGGCCGCTGCCCTGCCGGCCGGCCGTCCTTCGTGAGGCAACCATGTCGACGCAACAAAGCACGCAACACACGGTATCCGGCCAATACGCCTTGGCGCACATCCGGGGATTCATCGCCAGCCGAAAAGGCCAGCTCACGCCGAACGAAGGCGCGCTGATCTGCGCCGTGTTGCCGGGTGACCTCGCCGTGGCACTGATCGGCCTGGCCTGGGCCGCGAAAGAGTCGGCCGGCTCGATGGATACCGACGAGTACGGCCCCGAGTTCGAGCGCCACATGCAAACGCTGTTCGGGGAGAGCTGGTAATGATCGCCGCCCGATCTGTCGCCGAACTTTCGGCCGACACCGCCCGATTCCTGGCCAACTTGTCGGAGACGCTGGAAGGCGCCGTTGAGCGTGGCGAGGTGAATCCCCGCGACCTCGCCCATTTCACCCACGCCACCGAAGGGCTGCGCGGTGCCGCCGATCTGGCGCTCGGCGCGGCCACAACCCTGCTGAAGGTCGAAATCTGACCATGGCCGGCCTGTCCGCAGACGCCACGGTCGCAGCTCGCCAGGTCGAAATCGACCTGAGCAACGTCACGCGCCAGCCGCTGACCCCCGCGCAATATTTAGCCACCAATGAGTTCGGCGATGGCCTGATCGCTGCCAGGAACGAATTGGCGGAAATGGTCAACGCAATGGTCGCGCAGGGCATTGCGGTCGGGCCGACCGGCGTGCAGATGATCAGCGATTTGCATGTGGCGCTAGATGCTATCCAGCGCATGGCGGGCCACCTAGTCCGGCGGCAATGCCTCACGCTGGAAAGCCGCGGGAAGAGCCGCTCGTGAGCTGGAACAATCTCGACTGGCACGACGACGGCACCCAGCAGACCGATGCCGAGTGGCTTGCGGACAATTGCCCGCCGGAATTCCGGCGCCGCCAGTGCAACCTCGAACTCGACGGCGCCGACTATCAGCGCGCGCGCCTGATGGCCGAAATGCCGGCCGGCACGGTCGAACTGACCGAGCTGACCGAAGAGCTGCGGCGCTGGATCGGGCACGACGAGACAACCGGCCGCGACCTTGAGGACTTGGCCAAGCGCGGCGCGGACTGCGCCGGCCGGCTGCTGACCTGGCTGGACCCGGAAGAGGCTGCCGATATGCTGCGAGAGGCGCTGCCCTGGCTTCGCCTCCCGCAGCCGTCGTGCCGCGGCATCACGGCCGAGGGCCTGGGCATGCGCATGGTCGAGTCCACGACCTGGCGGCGCTATCTGCGACGCGAGCACGAGCAGCGCCGCGAAGTGGCAGCCATGGTCCGAGGCGAGGTGATGGCCGGCCGCGACGCGTATTGCTCCCAGCGTGCCTACCGCGATCACACCGCCCGACAGCGCAGCAGCCGGCGTGCGATCGAGGACGCTGAAATCGTCAGCGAGGACGGCGAAATCCTTGACCTTGCCGCGGCCGTCGATGCGAGTGTGAGCAACAGCCACAACCGCCTTGCCGAGCTGGCGGTGCGGGGCAAAGGCATGGAGTTGATCGCCGAAGCCCACGGACACTCGGCAGCGTTCGTCACGGTGACCGCGCCCGGCGCATTTCATGCGAGCCACCGGGTAGCGCACAAGCGGTCACGAGGCCGGCAGGCCTACACCCAAGAGATCAATCCGGCATGGATCGCCGCGGGGCGCCCGTCGCCGGCCGTGGCGTCGTCCTATCTCTGCGGCGTGTTCGCGGACGTCCGAACCGTAGCGAAGAACGCGGGGCTGCACGTTTATGGCATCCGAACAGCCGAGCCGCATGCGGACGGATGCCCGCACTGGCACATGCTGATATTCGGCGATCGCGCCACGCTGAAGCAGTACCTCGCGCTGTTCGAGCAATACGCCTGCCTCGTCGATGCCCACGAGCTGGAAGGCACCGTGCGGGTAAAGCGCCTTGTCGAACGCCGTCAGGCCGACGGCACCTATCGTGCGGTCGAGCGCTGGCAGACCGCCCCGCGCCGCGAACTACGCTTCTTCGCCAAATGGCTGAGGCCGGCAAAGCTCGACGCCGACGGCAAGCGCCGCGGCGGCCCGCTGGCCTACCTGCTGAAGTACCTCACCAAGAACCTGCACGGCGAGAACGACCAGGGCCGTGCGTTCGGCGATGACCACGAGGCCGGCGGCGACACAGCAACCGCCGCCAGCCGTGTGCGTGCCTGGGCGAGCCTCTGGCACATCCGGCAGTTCCAACAGTTTGGTGACGCCCCTGTCGGCGTGTGGCGCGAGTTGCGGCGACTGCGCGGCAAAGCGATCGACGACGACGGCCTGGCGCTGGCCGTCGAGGCTGCCTGCGCCAACGACTGGGCCGGCTATCACCACCTGCACCAGGCGGCGCAGCTCGTGCTGTTCAAGGAGCCTGCCGAGCAACCCAACCGATACGGCGAGCCGCAGGCCGATCGCGTGGTCGGCGTATTCAGCTGGAGCACAGAGGCAAAGGCCCTGACCCGAACGAAGGTCTGGAAGATCAACTGGCGTGCGAAGTCACGCCGGAGCGGCGCAGCCGCGACAGAGCGCGCAGCGCGACCTCGGATTTGTACCAATAACTGTGCGGACCACCCGCCAGAACAATCGCCGGAAACGGCGTCCCCATCGAGCACCGCCGGTTTCGGCGATGCGAGATCCGCACCGTCGCGCCGTTCGGCCTATTTGAACCCCGACTTTTCCGACGATGCAGGCCCGCCGCCCTGGGCCGACCCCGCAGAGAGCCGCCGCTATGCCTGACGCACGCCTTTTCAACCAATGGGCGGGCGCCCTGCTGGCCGTGCTCGCCTTCTTTGCAGCGCAAACCTTCATCCACCACACCGAGACCGAGGAGACCACACCATGTCCGACGAAGTCGACCTGGCCAACGACGCCGTACAGAACCGACTGGATGGCGCCATCGCCATGCAGCGCGCCGCCCTGCACCGGCAGGGCACACCCGAGTGCGAGGACTGCGGCGACGACATCCCGCTGGACCGCCGCGCCGTCTACCCGGCCGCCACGCGCTGCGTCGCGTGCCAAGGCCGCCGCGAAACGCTGAACCGGCAAGGAGTACGAGCATGAGCGCGACAAAACTGCGGGAGTGGGTTGAAGCCCAGCTTGGCCGGGCGCCCGTGCAGTACGACGCGGTCCAGTTGGCCGGCCAAGAATGGTGGGTGCATATCTGGGAGCGCTCGGGCTCGATGGAGCTGACCCACCAGGTCGTAGTCGGGGGAGATCGTCGGTTCTACAAGGTGAGCGACGGCGTCGATAGTCCCCGCTGGGAATATGTCGTAAAGCCAGACGACACGACTAGGCCGGACGACAGCTTCTACGTGCGCCGAGGTGGCTACGCCCCGTCACTGGAAGAGGCCGCCGCTTGCTGCCTGGCGGTCGTTGAACGCCGGGAGCTTGTCGACGGCGTGTGCTGGTTTGAGGGTAACGACGACTGCTGGACCGCCCGCCACGATAGCGAGGAAATCGAGGTACGCCGCAAACAATTCGTCACCGATTGTGTCTTGCCATGGCACTGGGAGCGAAAGCACGCCTCCGCAAAATGCTTGGCCGCGCTCGTCGGGGGCCATAGCGACGGCTCCTTGGGCGGGAAGGAGGCGACGCTGGAGGATGCGCGCAGAGCGGCCTTGCGGGCGCCTGCCGACTTCAGGGCGGCGTGCGCCGCGGCGGCAGGACTGGAAGGCAGCGACCTGTTCAGGGCCGGCCGCCAAGCCGCGCTCGTGGAAATTGAGGCGGCAATCGGGCGCATCTCTGCACAGGGGGGCGCATGAGCATCTTGCATGTCGTGAGCGTATCGGGCGGAAAGGACAGCCTGGCAACGCTGCTCATTGCCATCGCGCGATTCGGTCGACATCGCGTAATCGCGATCTTCTGCGACACGGGGAACGAGCACGACGAGGTGCACACCTACCTCGATTACCTCGAGCAAGCGTTGGGCATTGCCATCATCCGACTGCGGGCGAGTTTCGACGATGAGATTGCCGCCAAGCGGCGATTCATTGCCAACGACCGCCGCACCCGGCGCGAATACAAGACCGAGCCGGTATTCGACGAGAGCGGAACGCCCGTACCGGCTCGCGACGGCCGTGGCAGGATCGTCACGCGAACGGTGAAACGCGGCGGCGTGATTGTGGAAGAGGCCGTGCAGAAGACCCGCAAGGTCGGCGGTGGCCGCCGGGTACGGTGGACCAACAAAGCCAAGCGCCGCGCCCTCGCGATTCTTCAGCCAACGGGGAATCCCTTCCTGGACTTGTGCCTATGGAAAGGCCGGTTCCCCAGCCGCAAGGCCCAGTTCTGCACGGAACAGTTGAAGCGCAACCCAGCGGTGGAATTCCAGCTCGACCTCGTCGATGCCGGACATACCATCGTGAGCTGGCAAGGCGTCCGCCGTGACGAATCGCAGAACAGGCGCGATGCGCTCAAGTTCGAACGAGTCGCGCCCCGCATGTACATCTTCCGCCCAATCGTCGACTGGACCGCGATGGAAACCGTGGCCTACTCGACCGCGCGCGGCATGCGGCACAACTCGCTGTATAGCCAGGGCTGCGATCGTGTCGGCTGCATGCCCTGCATAAACGCGGGCAAGGACGAGCTGCGGCAAATCGCGGCGCGCTGGCCTGAACACTTCGCCAGGATTTCCGAATGGGAGGATCTGGTAAGCCAGGCGTCGAAGAGGGGGTTTTCCACCTTCTTCAATAAGGAGCTGCACCAGCCGGGCACAAGCGATCGGCGCGTGCACGCGGCTAACGCGGTGGCTGCCGTGATTGAATGGGCGCACACCGCACGCGGTGGCCGGCAGTTCGATATGTTGAGCGATCAAATCGAGCCGAACGCTTGTGCTTCGTCGTATGGCCTTTGCGATCAAGCCGCAGGGTTCGACAGTAAAGTGCAAATCGCGCGCTCGCAGAATCATGCCGCAAACGTCCGGGCAGCCTCACTATCCACACCGGGGCAGGAACTCGCCATTGCTGACGATGCGCGATCGTGCACGCTCGACCTGTTCGACTCCAACGCCGCCGAGGCCTTTGCGCTTAACGTCATCGGCTATCAGCGCGAGACGAGCTGATGCGCTACCCCGGCGGAAAAGGCGGGTCCGGCGTCTACCAGACCATCATCAACCTGATGCCAGCTCACGACCGGTACATCGAAACCCACGTCGGCGGTGGCAACGTGCTCGAGCGGAAGCGGCCGGCCCGATCGTCGATCGCCATCGACATCGATCCGGCCGTCGCCGAACACTGGCGCCGCCAGGCCCTGCCAGGTGTGACCGTGGTCAACGGCGACGCCGTCGCGTGGCTGGCCAATCAGACCTTCACCGGCACCGAGTTGGTATACAGTGACCCGCCCTACCTGATGGAGACGCGCAGGAGCGGGCCGCTCTACCGGCACGAGTACACCGTCGAGGATCACGTCGCGCTGCTGGATGCGCTGAAGCGGCTCCCCTGCCCGGTGATGCTGTCCGGCTACCGCTCCGAACTCTACGACGACACGCTGGCCGGCTGGCGCAGCGTGGACTTTCAGGCGATGACACGGCGCGGGCCGGCGATCGAAACCGTGTGGATGAACTACCACCCGCCGAAGGTGCTACACGAATCGACCTACGTCGGGCGCGATTTTCGCGAGCGCGAGCGCATCAAGCGCCGCCGGCAGCGGTGGCGCGAACGCCTGCTTCGCCTCGACCTGGCCGAGCGCCAGGCCCTGCTCGACGAGCTGCGCGAGCTGCTGGCGGACGGCGGGCACGACCGAACCGAGCTGATCGCCGCGGCGGGAACCGTACTTCCTGCAGGCTCGCCATTTGCAGCGATGCCGGATCTAGTCGGAAACAGCGATGGTCGACCGCACACGCTCGACCTGTTCGCCATCGCAGACGCCGCCGCCGGCGGCATCGCTATTTCTGGCGAGCCTGGCCAGACTCTCACTTGCGATCGTTCTTCCCTGGCGGAAGGGCAATGCAACCAGCAGTTGGCCACTTCGTAACGCGGTCGTGCAACGACTCGGGGCGCAGATTGGTATAGCGCTTCAAGCTCTTCCAATCCTTGTGCCCTGACACCATCGCAACTTGCTCGATCGAATACCCCAGTTCGAAGAGCCGGCTTATCCCCTCGTGCCGCATGTCGTGAAACCGCAAATCGACGATGCCGGCCTCCGTTCGGATTTGCTGGTATGCCGCCGTGACCGATCGCGGGTCGTAAGGAAAAATCCGGTCATCCGTGACAGGGAGCGAGGCCACAATATCCCACGCAGGCCCCAGCAGCGGCACCACTTGGTCGTTCAGCTTCTTGTTGTTGGGGTCTTTACGTTCGCGCGCCAACACGCACCGCTTGTCCCGGTCGAGATCGTCCCATCGAAGCGCCGTTACCTCGCTGATTCGCATGCAGCTATAGATTGCGAATTCGAAGATTACGTCGTGCGGGATGAAGGCATTTGGGCCTGTCTGCCGCTTGCGGAGCCCCTCAAGAATCTTGCCGATTTCGATCGACGTGGGGCGACGATCCCGGCGCCGGCTGCGCCCAATGAGCCCCAGTCGCTTCAGCTCGATCGTCGTGTCGGCGTATAGCTCCAAGACATTCCCGAGCGGCAATCCCCACATCCTCTTGGCGTAAGACAACACGCCATGCAGATATGAAACATCATGCGCGACCGTTGCAGGCCCTGCGCCGGACTCTGCCCGCTCGCGACAGTGAGATAGAAGGTCGGCGGGCACAAGCTCAGTGGCAACGCGGCGCGCGATGTCGAAGCCGAGGAGCATGTCGAGGACGTGGCGCTTCGTCCGGCCAAGCGGCTGAATCCGTTCAACCTCGTCGACGTACTTCTCGATCAGCTCGCCGATCGTGAGCTTGGGAGCCTTTCTCCGCTCGACGGCGCCGGGCTCGACCAGCTCAAGTTCCACGCGGGCCGCCCATTCCTTGGCCAACCTTTCGCGGGGGAAGGTCCGCGCTTCGCTGTAAACTACGGCCCCTCCGCGCTTGATTCTGATCTGCGCGCGGTAGGAAACCGCGCCCTGCTTCCCCGTCCGTTTCGTGATCGTCGCCATGGTGCTACACGCTCAATTTGGAGCACCAAATGTAGCACTGAGCCACAAGAAACGGGCAAAAACGGGCAGAAACAAGCCGCAATACGGCAAGGCATCAATCGCATGAAACCCGCATCATCACTGGGAAATCCAGCAATCACGAGACCGCGCCGCGTCTGCTTGGCGCCGATGCTCGACTGGACGGACCGCCACTACCGCTTCTTCCTGCGCCAGATCACGCGCCACACCTATCTGTATACCGAGATGGTGACCACCGGCGCGCTGCTGCACGGCGAGCCGCCGCGTTTCCTCGACTACTCCGACTGCGAGCACCCGGTAGCGCTGCAGCTGGGCGGCTCCGAGCCGGCCGAGCTGGCTGCCTGCGCGCGCATGGCCGAGCGCTGGGGCTACGACGAGGTCAACCTCAACGTCGGCTGCCCGAGCGAACGGGTGCAGTCGGGCGCCTTCGGCGCCTGCCTGATGGCCGAGCCCGAGCTGGTGGCCGATTGCGTCAAGGCGATGCGCGACGCGGTCGGCATCGACGTCACCGTCAAGCACCGCATCGGCATCGACGAGATCGAGCACTACGAATACCTGCGCGACTTCGTCGGCACGGTGGCCGCGGCCGGCTGCGACACCTTCGTCGTGCATGCGCGCAACGCCATCCTCAAGGGTCTGTCGCCCAAGGAGAACCGCGAGATCCCGCCGCTCAAGTACGGCTACGTGCACCGGCTCAAGCGCGACTTCCCGGCGCTCGAGATCGTCCTCAACGGCGGCCTGGCCGACTGGGACCAGGTCGATGCCCAGCTCGAACACGTCGACGGCGTGATGATCGGCCGCATGGCCTACCACGACCCCTACCGCTTCGCCGAGGTCGACGCGCGCTACTACGGCGACAGCCGGCCGGCGCCGAGCCGCGCCGAGGTGGCGCGCGCGCTGATGCCCTACATCGCCGAACGCATGGCGGCCGGCCGCAGCGAGGTCAAGCACATCGTCCGCCACGTGCTGGGCCTCTACCAGGGCCGGCCCGGCGCGCGGCAATGGCGCCGCATGCTGAGCGACAGCAACTTGCTGCGCGGCGCCACGCCGGCGCTGATCGAGGCCGCGCTGGCCCAGGTCGAGCGCGACGCCCTGCCCGCCTGA